CTGGACTCTGTGCAGGGTCGTGGTCCTGGTATGGCATTCTCTCCCTACTGTGCTCTTCCTGAACTGGAAGGTGCCATGAATGTGTGGCAGTTCATGGAGATGATCCACTCACGTTCTTACACATACATCATCAAGAACGTCTATCCGGATCCTGCTGAGGTCTTTGACACCATCTTGGATGATGAACGCATCCTGGCACGTGCCAAGAGTGTGACAAGGGCATACGATGAGTTCCTGCAAGTAGCAAACGAGTGGGGTGGTGGCAGCATGTGGACAGCAGACTATGCTGATTCACCTACCGCTGTCTATACCCGTAAGGAACTGAAGCGTCGTCTGTATCTGGCAGTGTCAAACGTCAATATCCTTGAGGGTATTCGTTTCTATGTGTCCTTTGCTTGTTCGTTTGCCTTTGGTGAACTGAAACTGATGGAAGGATCTGCAAAGATCATCTCTCTGATTGCACGTGATGAGAACCAGCACACTGTGCTGACTCAACAGATCATCAAGGCATGGCAGAAGGGTGATGATCCTGAGATGTTGGAGATCATCAAGGAAGAAGAGCAGACTGTAACCGATATGTTTGCCAATGCAGTGGCAGAAGAGAAAGAGTGGGCACAGTATCTGTTCAAGGATGGCAGCATGATCGGTCTCAATGACAAACTCCTCGTCAAGTATGTGGAGTGGATCGCTAACAAGCGTATGCGAGCGATTGGTCTGACCCCTCTGTATGACGCTCCAGTGCACAATAACCCACTTCCTTGGACCGAGCACTGGATCTCTTCCAAAGGTCTTCAGGTCGCCCCACAGGAGACGGAGGTGGAGTCCTATGTGGTGGGTGGTATCAAGCAGGATGTCAAGAAAGATTCTTTCAGCGGTTTCCAACTATGATCTTCAAAAGAGAAAGGGATTGGAGAAAAGAATATGAAAAGTATACGAATGATCCCAGGGACATTCATAGACTGCGAGAGGGTGCCACATCATTGGCAGCCTCTTGGCACCTGCAAGCAATGTATATAAGGTGGAAAAGAATCAACGGAATTGAATGAAATTCTATTTTGATGGTGACTCCTTCACATATGGTGGTGGATTAGGTAACAAACTTCACCTTGACCCCGCCAAATATCGCTGGTCAAAGTTGGTCTGTGATCACTTTGGTGCTGAGGAAATAAACGCATCTTCTAGTGGTGCTTGTAATGAAACAGTTATGAGAAACCTGTTTCATAAACCTACTACTAAGGTTTATGACTTTTATTTTCTACAAACCACCGTTCCTATCAGAGGTGAGTTTTATGAAGATAGAGATAAAATCTGGATGAGATATGGTCTCTATGCTGATTTAGAATCTAGATGTATAGAACGGTGGGGACCTGTAGATGGACCTAAGTTTGCAGATTGGATACAGTTTAGATTTGGTAGGATGTTCAGTGATCATGGGGCAAGAACTCAAGAAACTATTGTATACAACTCATTCAAGGCTTACGTTGCATCTGTGGGACGATTGAAAAGATCTTTCTTTAGTACATTGCTGCTCCCTAATGAAACTGATAACAAGTATGATATACACTTCGGGGTGCGATCAAGTAGAACAGGATTAGTTTTTGAAAGAATACCTTACGATGGACATCCTTCTGTAGAAGGTCATAAGACGATAGCGAAATATGTTATAGATATAGTAAGTGAAAGATTGTATAATGAAAGTTCAGTCTGCTAAAGCAAAAGGTAGGAGACTACAGCAGTGGGTAAGAACCAAACTTATAGAAATGCTGGAGGTACATCCTGAGGATGTTGAGTCTAGATCTATGGGTGCTGGTGGTGAGGACATCATCATGGCACGTGCAGCTAGACAAAAGTTTCCCTTTAGTGTAGAATGCAAGAACACAGAGAGACTAAACGTCTGGGATGCATATGACCAGGCGTGTGCCAACTCTGGTGATTACGAACCAATCCTCTTTATAAAAAAGAATGGCAGACGACCTCTCGTTGTCCTCGATGCGGAAAGCTATATTGGATCCCAGCGACATGAATGACTGGAGATACTCTGAAGAACGCATGCAACTTCGAGCCGAAGTTTTTCGTGCATTGTCTCATCACCTAAATGATCATTGCAGACTTGTGTATGAGTTCTGTCATGACTGGGTAAGTCAGGGTAACAAAACAACCATTGGACTTGAACAACACTTCCAGAATTACATTCGTAATCGTGCAGAAACTTTGTACACACTAACTCCTATTGAGGAACATGCAGAAAATTCTTAGTCTCATGTCAGTGTTCTCATTCATTACTAGCGTAGGTGTCGTAGGCACTGCTGGTTATGTGTATGTGAATCGTGACAATATCCGAGACAACATCAAAGCACAAGTAACCAAGGGCGTTCAGGACGCTATCGTTAGTAAATTCAACGGTGGTGGACTGCCAAAGACTACCGGTGGTGTCCTTCCTCCAGTGCCTGCACCTAAGGCTAAACTCACTGGACCAGCAGTCCCGTTCTAAATATAGCCAGACTTATTCTGGCATATGACTGAGAAAGGACCGGCTTCTCCTCCACCTAAGGACGAGAAAGAAAAGACTGGTTGGTTAGGATTCGGTAAAAAGAAACCCGAAGACAAAGCAAAACCTAATAAAGACGAAGAGGATAAGGATCCCGATGAGAAGATGGCAGCGTTGTCTACGCTAGTCCGTCTGGGTATCCTTATCTGGTCTGGTGGTATTCTTACTCTGGCATATGTAGATCTGCCTGAAGCATTCAAGATGCCTAAGCAGGATCTCGATCCGACCTTCATCGCCAGCGTCTTTACTGGGGTTTTAGCTACGTTCGGGGTTCAGACTGCTAAGAAAGGTGCTATGAATGGTGGCGGTGGCGGCATCAGTAAGGCAGATATGGAACGCCTTATTGAAGCAGCAGCACGTACTGCTCCGGCACAGACCATTCGTATTGAACAAGCACCACTGACCATTGGAACCAACACTGCATCCGGGGAACCTCCCGTTGTACCTCCTAAAAAATCGTGACCTTCTCTGATGTCCTTATTTGGACAGCAATACCCTTTGTACTATCCACGATATATTTCGGGATACGAAAAGGTGAAAATGTCTACTACGACTCCGAAAATTATGATGGAAACGGAACAGCACATTAGTAAACGCATCGTTATCTTCGGTGCGACTGGTGATCTTTGTAAAAGAAAACTGATTCCAGCACTGTTCCAGTTGTGGCGTAAGCAATTACTGCCGGAGAATCTTTTAGTTGTCGGGTGTTCTCGTCGTGAGTACACTCGTCAACAATGGTTAGAACTATTGGGAGAGTATCCTCAAGACTTCACACATTGGTTGGACTTCCAATGTGCTGACTTGGACTGCCAAGAAAGTCTTCATGCTCTCCATGATGAAACTGTAGAAACCACGTACTTCTTGTCAGTTCCGCCTGAACGATATGAGAATGCTATCATCAATCTCAAAGAAGCAGGATTCCTTGACGACCCAGACCACTCCAGAGTGGTTATCGAGAAACCCTTTGGGCACAATCTTGAATCTGCTAATCATCTACAGTCTGTGGTTGGGAGATATCTACGCGAAAAACAAGTCTATCGCATTGACCATTATCTTGGTAAAGATACTGTCAACAATATTCTTGCTACTCGGTTTGGCAACGTTCTGCTGGAACCTCTATGGAACCGCAATTACGTAGAAGAAGTACAGATCTTTGCATCTGAAACTATTGGTTGTGATGGTCGCTCTCAATACTATGACACTGCTGGTGTCGTGAGAGACATGCTTCAGAACCACATGCTGCAAGTCCTGGCACTGGTTGCTATGGAAGCACCATGTCGTATGGATGCTACAGAAGTTCGTAGGGAAAAAGTAAAACTACTTTCTGCCACTCGCCTTGGTAAGAAGTTTATTACTGGTCAGTACGAAGGTTATCGTGAAGAGCAGGGAGTTGGACCAGAGTCTAACACCCAAACCTTTGTTGCAGGTGATCTGTACATCGATAACTGGAGGTGGCAGGGGGTTCCCTTCTACTACCTGACTGGTAAGAAGATGCCCTACAAGTGTGTAGAGGTTGTGATCAAACTCAAGGCACCTCCCCTGGGATTGTTTGATGGCGAGACGCCTGGACGTATTGTGATGCGTCTCCAACCACATGCACACCTCGATATCCAGATTGATGTCAAGTCTCCTGGACTAGATGAGAGAGTTGAACTTGCAACACTCACCCATCGTTACCCTGATTGGTTGGGTGTAGACGGTTACGAAAAACTTCTGTATGATGCAATCAACGGAGACCAGTCTCACTTCGTTCACGCAGAAGAAGTGTTGGAATCCTGGCGTATCGTTGACGAATTGCTCTGCACGGGGGATAATTGTTCTGTTAGGACAAGTCCCTACCTTTATCATGAAAGTTCATGGGGTCCAGTTCATAAGACCGACTTCATTACCTCATGGGATTATCCGGCATAGCACACACAGCAGGAAAGTTTTCTGCATGGGTTCTAAATAACCCATATTCTCTAGGTTTATTGTCCTTTCTACTAGTCTTCGTACCCATCCTGGGTATGTGGGCAGTCCACAAATACGGTTGGGAACACTGGGAACCATTCAATTCACATGACAAACCCCACAAAGGAGGAAGTCCAACAGATGATTGATGCTGCTATCACTCAGCACAATCGCAATGCCTCAATGATCAGCATGGTTCTAGGTATCCTTTTCTTAGCACTATTTGTTGATGGATTTTTCAGAACTATTGGCATGATCCCACCCTTCCTGGGGATTGATGTTAGCATCATCAAAGAAGTTGTTCAGGAAGTATTAGACAAAATTCAATCATGAAAGTTGGAATCATTGGACTAGGGCGAATGGGTGAGGGTATGTCCCGCCGCATGATGAACGCCGACATCGAAGTATGGGGTTACAGAAACAATGTTCAAAAAGCTAACGACCAATATGAAGCGGGTTATATCAGTGGATATACCACTTCTGTGGAAAGCCTTGTTCAAGTAGTCAAAGAAACGAAATCAGTCTATGGTGAGAAGTCTGGAGAGACTGTCATCACAGAGCAACCAGGCATCTTCATGATGGTTGTACCTGCCGAAACTGTAGAGGATACTATCGATGAGCTATTACGTTTTTGTGGTTCTGGAGATATCATTATTGATCACGGGAATAGCAATTTCAAGGACTCTCGCAAAAGGGCCGAAAGATTATCTAAACTTGGTATCGCGTATATTGACTGTGGCACTAGTGGTGGTGTCTACGGTCTGGAGCGTGGATACTGTCTTATGGTTGGTGGTGCAAGTGGCGCAGTATCCATCTGCTCTCCTATCTTTAGGGCACTCGCACCTGGTCTCGGTGCCGCACCACGAACTAATCCTCTAGACTACACTCGTAGTGCTGAGTATGGTTGGTTGCATTGTGGAGGACCTGGTGCTGGACACTTCGTCAAGATGGTCCACAACGGCATTGAGTATGGTATGATGCAGGCATATGCAGAAGGGTTCAACATTCTTCACGAAGCAAATGCCGGAAGTGAGTATGTCAAAGCAGGAGACGCAGAGGTCGCTCCCATGGAGCACCCAGAAGATTACTGCTACGACATTGACGTTGCTGAAGTGGCTGAGTTGTGGCGTCGCGGTAGCGTGGTTGGCAGTTGGTTACTTGACCTTACTGCGGATGTACTTCGTGGCAATACAGAGCTTGATAATTTCGATGGAGGGGTATCCGATAGCGGTGAGGGTCGCTGGACTGTGCATGCCGCTGTCGATCTGGGTGTCCCCACTCCTGTTATTAGTACGGCGTTGTTTGAGCGTTTTGGGTCGCGTCGCCTGGGGGCTTTCGCTTTCAAGATACTGAACGGTATGCGAGCAATGTTTGGTGGACATGACGTGAGATGAATCTCGTACTACGTCCCCTTCAAGATGTAAACGATCCCGTCTGGAGTGTGATCATTTCGATCATACTACTCCTGGCGGGAGTTTTCTATGTCGTCTACTATATACTGGGTATTGATGTCCGCGAAAATGGACCCCATTGATATTCAGGTGAGACCTATTACGGTCCGCAAACTTGACATTCCTGATGTAAATAGAATATTTGAAAACAATGTACGGGCACCATCGGT